TCACGCGGCCTCCTCGAAGCGTCGCACGATCTCGCGCTGCGCCGCCCAGTCCACCGGCAGCGGATTGCGCTGGAACCATATCAGGCTCATCCGGCGCGGCTGTCGCCCGGCCATCAGCAGCTCAACGATGTCGGGCGCGAGCAGCGTCAGGCGCAGCAGTTCGTTGACCACCGAGTGGTGCAGCCCTTCGGCGCGCGCAATGGCCGAGCCGCTCGGCATGGCGCCGCTGTCCAACAACCGCTGCCAGTGGAAGGCCCTTGCCATCCCTTCGATGAGCGTGCTGTCGTGCGTGTCCCGGTCCTCGGCCTTGTGCTGAACCAGCCGGCGCACGCCGCGCCGCCGCAGGGTCAGCGGCACAAAGGTTTCGCGAACTCCGTCTTTCATGCTTCGACCTCCAGCAACTCGGCGCCGATGCTCCTGGGCGCGAACTCGCCAATCAAAGCGTCCCAGCCCAGTTCGCGCCACTTCACCTTGATCCCCTGCATCTCGTCGGTGTGGACGAGGTCGATGCGCTCGATCATGAGGTTGGCAATGCGGTGCCGCTCGACCGGGAAGAGCTGATCCCACACGTCGTTCAGCCGCCCCATCGCCATCACGACGGCGGCTTCGTCCATGGGCGCGCCCTGGCGCTGGACCTGGCGCACGACGGCGGCGACGGATTCGGGGCTGGTGAGCACGGTCCGGATCTGGGCCACGACCGCCGCTTCGATCTCGCCGGCGGGCAGGCGCTCGTAGCTCTTGCCGGGTGCGCCGAACCGGCTCTCAGACTTGGAGACGTAGTACTGGTACTTGCGGCCGTTCTTGCGCGAGTACGTTGGGTACATGCGTTCGCCCGTCGGCGCGTACAGCAGCCCCCGCAGCAGCGCGTCGTTGCGCGAGCGGATCTTGGTGTCCACCGACCGCGCGTGGCTGTCGCGGGCCAGCACCGCATGCACCTGATCCCACAGCTGGCGTTCGATGATCGGCTCGTGCTGCGCCGGGTACCACTGGCCGCGATTTGACAGTTCTCCGAGATAGATGCGGTTGCGCAGCACCTTGTGGATGTACTTCTTGTCGATGCGCGTGCCGGTACGCACGCGGCCGTCCTGGGTCGTCCATGCCTTGGTCGTGACGCCCTCGGCAGTCAACCGGGCGGCGATCTGCGTGGGTGATCCGATGGTCAGCATCTCCTCGAACATCCGCCGCACCACCGCCGCCTCGGCTGGGTTGACCACCAGTTGGCGGTTGACCACGTCGTAGCCGATGGTGGGCACGCCGCCCATCCACATTCCCTTCTTCTTGGCGGCGGCAATCTTGTCGCGGATGCGCTCACCAGTGACCTCGCGCTCGAACTGGGCGAAGGACAGCAGGACGTTCAGGATCAACCGCCCCATCGAGGTGGTGGTGTTGAACTGCTGGGTGACCGAGACGAAGGACACCTCGTGGCGCTCGAACACCTCGACCATCTTCGAAAAATCGGCGAGGCTGCGCGTGAGGCGGTCGATCTTGTAGACCACCACGATGTCGACCAACCCGCGCTCGATGTCGGCCAGCAGACGCTTGAGGGCCGGCCGCTCGGTGTTGCCGCCGGAGTAGCCGGGGTCGTCGTAGTCGTCGACGACCGGAATCCACCCCTCGGCGCGTTGGCTGGCGATGAAGGCATGGCCCGCCTCCTTCTGCGCGTCGATGGAGTTGAACTCCTGGTCGAGTCGTTCATCCGACGACACCCGGCAGTAGACCGCGCAGCGCTTGCGCGGCCTCGAGGATGCGATCTCCGCCATCAGACACCTCCCTTCAGGCCGAAGAACAGCGGGCCGCTCCAATGCTGGCCGGTGATGTGCCGCGCCACGGCGGTCAGGCTCTTGAAGCGGCGGCCTCCCGATCCAGTCGCGCAAGGCGATGTTCCATGCCGTGGCCAAACTCAGCGCCGACGTCCAGCAGCGCATCGAGCGCGCCGCCGAGCGAGTGGTGCTGCTGGATGACGAGTACGGAGCGCAAGCCGTCCAGTCGCTGCTCGACGAGCAAGACGTCGGCGATGCTGACCGGAGGCGCTCGCGGCATCGCGGGCATCGCACTCAGGCCCAAGCCGTACAGCCACGCCTACCCCTACCGAGATGACTGAGCAATCCGGGCGAGTGACGGATTTGACGGGTTTCCTGATTGACGCGCTACGCGTGCGCGCACGTAAAGGCTGTTATCCAGAGAACCCGTCGCATCCGTCACTCGCCCGCCCCAAATAAGCAGAAATCTGGACCAATCGATGATGAACACGACGATCCTGGCCCTTGATCTGGGCACACACACCGGGTGGGCTCTGCAGCACCTGGACGGCACCATCACCAGCGGCACCGAGCACTTCAAGCCGCAGCGATTTGAGGGCGGCGGAATGCGCTTCCTTCGCTTCAAGCGCTGGCTCAACGAACTGCTTTCGGCCAGCAGCCACATCAACGCGGTGTTCTTCGAGGAGGTTCGACGGCACGCGGGCGTGGATGCGGCGCACGCCTACGGCGGCTTCATGGGGCACCTGACCGCGTGGTGTGAGCATCACAACATCCCGTACCAGGGCGTTCCGGTCGGCACGATCAAGAAGCACGCGACCGGCAAGGGCAATGCGGGCAAGGACGAGATGATTTCGTCCGTCCGCGAGCGTGGCCACGCCCCGACCGACGACAACGAAGCCGACGCGCTGGCTCTGCTGCACTGGGCCATCGAGCAGCACGCACGTGAGGAGGTGTGAGATGAAGATCCCGACGCCCCAGTACCGCTGCTCCCTCGGTCGTCTGCAACCTGACGTCCAGGATCTGGACGCCATCAAGCAACGTGGCTGGCGCGACCAGCACATCCTGATCGTCTCGCCCGACGACGAACGCCTGGACTGGATGGAACGCGAACTGGTGCGCCAGATCGGCGAGCGCCTGTACGGCGCAGGAGGACGACGCCATGGCTGACCTTCGCACACCCTGGACGATTGAGGACGTGGCTGCACGCTTTGAGGATGCAGCCACCACCGGACGACGCCTGCCCCCCGTGCGTGTGCAGGGCTACTTCAACTGCTGGCCTGCATTCGTCCGCACGGAGTGGGAAGCCTTTGCTGCGGACGAGAAGGTGTACCGCCCCTTCCCGCCCAGCCCTGAGGCCATCGACCGGATGCTGGAGACGATGCGCTGGGTGCAATGGCTGGAGGTCGAGCAGCGCCACCTTGTGTGGATGCGGGCCAAGCGCTACGGCTGGCGGGACATCACGATCCGCTTCGCCTGCGACCGCAGCACTGCGTGGCGGCGCTGGCAACGGGCGCTGGAGATCGTGGCGGCACAGCTCAACAGCGACTGCGTGCGGTTGCCTTCCAAAAACGTGGGCAATTTAGGGTAATGCTTGCCGCGTTTGTCCTTGCCTTGCCCTGTTTGTCCGTTTCGAGACCCGGCAGCCCTGCAACAAAACAGGCCGGTCGGGGGTAGTATTTCAGCTATCTTCTGGACAGCGGTGACGGCAGGACGGCCCCAAGGCAGAAGGGGTCCTTCCTGCCGAAAATCCCATGCGGGGGGCGCGAGCGCGACGCTTTTTTAGCGTCAGGGCGCGGACAAGGTTACCAGTCGGCCAGGTTACCGGCTCCGGTTACCACCCCCAGGCGCAGTTACCACCCCACCAGAATCTTCATTCAACCAACCCGCCCGGCTGCAACGCTCGGCGGGTTTTGCTTTTGGGACTCCCACTTTGAACACGCTCAACGTCGAGTACCGCAAGGTCGAGGCGCTGATTCCCTACGCCCGCAATCCGCGCACGCACGCCGAAAGCCAGATCGCCAAGATCGCGGCCAGCATCGTCGAGTACGGCTGGACGAATCCGATCCTGGTCGACGGCGACAACGGCATCATCGCCGGGCACGGGCGTTTGGCCGCTGCGCGCAAGCTGGGGCTGGATCAGGTACCGGTGATCGAACTGGCCCACCTGACCGTCGCGCAAAAGCGGGCACTGGTGATTGCCGACAACCGGCTGGCACTGGATGCAGGCTGGGACGAAGAGATGCTGGCCTTGGAGCTGGCCGAGCTTGCCGACGCGGGATACGACCTCGCTCTGACCGGCTTCGAGGAAGCCGAGATCGAGGCACTGCTCACCGGCGCGGTGGCCGTCGCGGATGATGAATCAGAGTCTGAAGCCGACGAGTCTGACGCGGCCGACGACGTGCCGGAAGTACCCGTCATGGCGGTATCCCGCCCCGGCGATGTCTGGGCGATTGGCCCGCACCGCCTGATCTGTGGTGACGCCACCGACCGGGACGTGGTCGCTGCGCTGATGCAGGGTGAAGCCTCTCGCCTGTGCTTCACCTCGCCGCCCTACGGCAACCAGCGCGACTACACCTCGGGCGGCATCTCCGATTGGGACGGCCTGATGCGCGGCGTGTTCGCGCACCTGCCGATGGCAGGCGACGGTCAGGTGCTGGTCAACCTCGGCCTAAACCGTGCTTGATGGTCTGCTTCGCGCGGCCGACTACACGATTCGCTTTCCTGCGTCCGCGCTGCCGGAACTTGCCACAGGCCACACGCTTTCCATTGCCGGCGTCACCTACCAGGTGCGCGATGTCCGCAGCATCGGCGATGGCAGCGAGCGTCGCGCCGACCTCTCCCGTCTCTGAGGACCCACAGCATGAACTCCATCCGCGAGCGCATCCTGCGCGAGGTCGTGGCACGTCTGTCGGACGCCGTCGCGCCTATGCCGGTGCTGCGCCATCCGACCATACCCATCACCCGCGAAGCCAGCCCCGCGCTGCTCGTCTTTGCCGAAAGCGACAGCATCGCCGGCCACGCGAATCACCTTGTGGATCGAGCCCTCACCCTGCGTCTCACCGTGGTGACGCGCGGCGAGGACGCGTTCGACCAGGCCGATCAGACGCTGGTGGCTGTCCACGTGGCACTGATGCGCGACGCGAGCCTCGGCGGCCTTTCGCTCCTGCTCCACGAAATCGACTGCGAATGGGACGCCGAGGACGCCGATGCCGGCGCCGTCGCAATGCCCGCCCGCTACGAGATTCGCTACCGCACCCACGCCCTGGACCTGACCAAAAACGGATGACTTTCCATGACTCTTGAACTGCTGAAACCCCACACGCACGCCGGGGTGCTTCACTCCCCCGGCACCCACCTCGAGCTCGACGAGGCCACTGCCCGCTGGCTCATCGAGCACGGCGTCGCCCAGCCTGCGCCCCCGGAGGCCGATAGCAAACCCAACACCACTTCCCGCAAAGGAGACTGACCATGCCGTACTTTTCTGGACAAGGCCGCGTCTACATCGGCGCCCGCGACACTGCCGGCAACCCGCAAGGCCTGAGTTTTGTCGGCAACGTGCCCGAGCTCAAGGTATCGCTGTCAGTGGAGACGTTGGAGCACCAGGAGTCCACCAGCGGACAACGCCTGACGGACCTCCAGCTGATCAAGACCAAGAAGGGCGAATTCGCCTGCACGCTGGAAGAGCTGATCGCGGTGAATCTGGGCCTGGCACTCTACGGCACGACCATCGAACAGGTCAGCGGCACGGTGACGGCCGAGGCACTGCCCAACCCGGTCACGGCGGGAAGCCTGTACCTGCTCGCCAAGCAGAACGTCTCGTCGGTGGTGGTCAAGGATTCCACGGCCACCCCAAAGACGCTGCCCGCCGCCCAGTACAGCCTCAATGCGAAGCACGGATCGCTGGTCATCAACGACAAGACAGCGGGCGGCCCCTTTGTGGAGCCGTTCAAGGTCGACTACGCCTATGGCGCGGCCCAATCGACGGCGCTGTTCACCCAGCCGCTGCCCGAACGCTGGGTGCGTTTCGAGGGCTTGAACACCGCCGACAGCAACCGCGAAGTGGTGATCGACCTGTACCGCGTGGCGATCAATCCGGCCAAGGAGCTCTCGATCATCACCGAGGAGTTGCTCAAGTTCGAGCTTTCCGGACAGGTGTTGGCCGACACGCTCAAGCCGACTGCCGGCGACCTCGGCCAGTTCGGCCGCATCGTGCTGTTGTAAGGAGCCGTCATGACCCATTCCGATCTGGATGTGCTCGTGCCGCAGGCTCGGCTAATGGAAATGGCCGGGCAGCGCCTTACCATCAGCCCACTGGTGGTCGGCGAACTGCCGGCGATGCTCAAGGCCGTGCGGCCTTTTGCCGAGCAGCTAACTGGCGAACCGGACTGGCTCGCCTTGCTCTGTGATCACGGCGACGCTTTGCTGGCTGCGCTGGCGCTCGCCAGCCGTCAGCCGCGCGAATGGGTGAACGCCCTGGCGCTCGACGATGCGATCACGTTGGCCGCTGCCGTGTTCGAGGTGAATGCCGATTTTTTCGTGCGCCGGGTCGCGCCGAAGGTCGGCGATCTGGCGCAGAGCCTGAACGGACAAAAGAAAGGTCTGTCGGCTGGATCGACGCCGTCGCCCGCCTGATCCGCAGCGGTCACCGCTACCCGGACATCCTGGGATACACGCTGGGCCAGGTGAACGCCTTCCTGTCGGCCGACGACCGTCTCGAATACGAGCGTCTCTCCATCCAGTTGGCGGTTATGACTGCCGCCGCCCAAGGCAGCCGCGACGGCATCCGTCAGTTGCAGGCCGAACTCCATCAGGGAATGCGCGATGAAGATCGATCTGGTCGCTGAGGGCCTGCTAGACCGGCGGCGTTTCAACGCTTGGCAGACCAATACCCACAAGGCGATCCACGCGGCAGTTGCCCGCGCGATGCGTGACAGCGGCAAGGATATGGCCGAACAGGTCCGCGGCGAGATGCGCGCCAGCTTCCGAACGGCCAGCCCCAAATTCCTGCGCTCCATGCACGCCAAGGTGTTCGACCGCAAAACCAATGCGTTCCCGGCCCTCTACCTCGGCTCGAAGGTGCCGTGGCTGGGCATCCACGAGCAAGGCGGAACGATCCGGGGGCGGATGCTGATCCCGCTGTTGCCTCAACACCGGCGCATCGGGCACAAGGCCTTCGCCCGGGTGATCGATGCGCTGATGCGATCCGGGAACGCCTGGTTCATCAAGAAGAACGGCCAGCAGATCCTGATGGCCGAGAACCTTGCCGAGAACGCCCGGCCGCTCACGCGCTTTCGCCGCGCCGAGCGCGAACGCAGCGGCGCAAAGCGCCTGCGACGCGGCCAGCCGCTACCTTATTCCCGAAGCAGTGTCTTCGGGACTTGGAGAGTCCGAGAAAGCGCAGATTCGCAGAGATGCAGGCCTTGAACGTGCGAGCTGGGAAAACCCGCCAGAGGATTTCACCCTTCGCGGCCTGACAGCGCTGCTAGATTTCTTGCCAAAACTGAAACCCGAGGATGCCGCAGCCCGAGCCAAGGTGCTATGGGAGGCTTTGGCCGATTTGGAGGCGCGCGGTACTTCCGTTTTCTACGGCTCCTACAAGTGGGGCTACTTCCACGAGACAAAGACCGCTCGATTCGATGCCGCCTTCGTCCGGACGCTCAATCGGGTCGCCTGGGTGCCGAATGCTGGCGGTGAACTTGTACCGCCTGGGCTCGTCATGTTCGACACCCTCGGCTGGAAGCCAAACCCGTTCCTGCAGACCAAGATCACCTTCAAACCACCGATCATCGATCAGCTTGCCAAGGAGGCAGGCATCGACCCGGCCATTCTCGATCTGCTACGAAGAGACCCTACTATCGTCGCCGAGCTGACGTCCCGACTGAGCGCGAATCCAACGCCAGAACCGGAACCATCGCCAGCGCCCGAGCCGGAGGCCGACGAGCCGTCCGACGGCGACGTGTACGACGATGCGAAAGATCTGTACGGCGATGACATGCCGGATATCCCGCCCGGCACCCCTGATCCGGATGGCGGTGACGGCGTGGGCAAAGGTGCGGGAAGTGGCGGCCAAGGGCGTACTGGCACCGGGACTTCGCGCGGCGGTGGCCACGGCAATGGGGGTGGCCACGGTGGCTCAGGCGGCCACGGCACTTCCGGAGACAAGGGCAGTGGCAAAGGCGGCGGGCAAGGAAAGAGGACACCCGGCCACGCCGGGGGGCGACCCTTCATTTCTTACGTCGGCACACACCCAGACGATGACGGCCCCGACCCCGATGGCCTCGATCAGGCGGAACGAATGCAGATCGAGGAGCGAGCCATTGATCTGATCATTCGCCTTGAGCCAGGACTACGCCGCACTCCGGAAGGCAACCCAGGTTTTGACCTCTTCGAGGCCGACAGTAGTGGCAAGCAGATTCGATGGGTCGAAGTGAAGTCGATGACGGGCACTTTGCAAGATCGCCCCGTAGGACTGTCACACACGCAGTTCGACTTCGCGCGCGAAAAGGGCGATGCGTACTGGCTTTATGTCGTCGAGCGCGCGTACGATCCGGCACAAGCCCGTGTGCTCAGAATTCAGAACCCCGTCGGCCACGCCCGGACGTTCACTTTCGACCACGGCTGGAACGGGATAGCACGAACTGATCCGCCCCGTTGA